GTTTATAGACGACTGCTCAGGTCTATTAGCCACGAAGATTCAACTCCTGCTAACTTTCCCATCAAGGGAACATCCGTTGTAAAACCTTTTAAAGTCTCATAGCGGAATAGTATCTATTATACTACTTCTTTTTTACTGCTGTTTTCTTTGCTGGTGCCTTCTTAACTACCTTAGCAGTCTTTAGTGCTACCTCAACCTCTTTAACATCTGGCATCTTGCCAAATGCCAAGTCATTAGGGTTGGCTGCTCTCAATACTACGGGGACAAGTGCTCCAAGTAGTGAGTATGCTAGTGTCTGTGGATCTGTCACTCCAGAGGCATACATTGCTGTTGCTGCTCCAAGAACTGATCTTCCATATGACGCTAGTGCTCTTTTAATTTGTTCATTCATAATTTTCCTCCTAGGATATTATTTTTGTTAGTGCTGTGAATCCAATCCATAGACCAATAATTCCTGCGACTCCCGCAAAAACTGGTGGTGCTGGGACTGGTAATTTGAATGCGGCAAATACTACGCCACATCCAAAACCTGTTAGTGTTGACAAGATAACATCTTTCATCGATAACCTTTTTCTGATAATTCTTTATAATGATTTAAACAAACATCAACAATCGATGTCTCTGTTCCGTATATTTTTTCTGCTTCAAGTTCACACTCAGATACATTGCATGAATAGAACGCATCAAATGCACGATCCTCATATGGCTTGAATTTTATCATCTGACCAGTCCACTTTCGGGTCTTACACGGCTAGATCCTTCAATTGTAAACCATAGAGTAGAGGAGTATCTTTCTTTTACAGTATTTTCAAGAACTTCGTGCCAGTAGTTTTCATTGCTGGGAAATGTAATAAGACTATTAGACTTTGGCTTAATCTTAAGATTATGATCTGTAAAGTTTATTTCTCCTCCTTCATAGTCATCGTTAATATAGTATATTGCTGCAAAATCCCCCGTAGTATCTGCATGCTCATTCATCTTGTAGCCTTTTTCAAACTTAATCAGGTGTACTTCTTTTCTTTCAAAAACATTAAGACTTACATTGTAGGTTTCTCTGCATTTTTTATCGGCAATCCTAAAAACTTTTTCTAATATACTGATGATTTGTTCTGGCAGTCCATCTTTAAAAAATTTAACACCCCAAGGCTGAGTAACCCAAGAATCAAGATTGGTTGTATAATAAAGAAGTTGTCTATGCTCTTCTATAGATAAAACATTTTCTGTAATTTGTATATTGTCTACAGAATTTCCTAATTCAGATATTGTCATTTTTATTTATACCATTCTGCATTTTTGTTAAAAGTAGAACCAGTAAACTGAAACCACATAGATGTGCTATATCGGTCTCCACTTCGAATCGTAAGGACTTCATGTAAGTAATTTTCATTGCCAGGAAAGAAAACAACACTGTTAGGCTTTGGATGAATCTTTACATTGTAATCTGGAAAGTTTATCTCTCCGCCAACATAGTCGTCATTAATATAGTATATCGATGCAATGTGATTTGATTCTACTGAATCTGTATCTATATGTGGATATAAAACAAGACCCCGTGGAAACTTAATTAAAACAAGGTTGTCCCTTTTAAAATCATTAATCTTTACATCATAAAAATCTGTGGCAGTATTTTGAACAAATACAAATATTTTTTCTAACATATTTAAAATGTCTTGTGGCATCTGGTCTGGACCAACAGTCTCGGCATCCCATGGCTCGTGAACCCATTCTTTACGGGCCTTTACATACTCAAGTAAAACTGTGTGCTCTTCTTCAGACAAGATATTTTCTATATATCGAATGTTTTCTGAAGAACTTCCTATTTTTTCAACATTTTTTAAATAGACTTCATCTTTGTTTGATGGATCATTAATCATGTATCTATTTTACCATAGTCTTCTGGTAGCAGTTTCTTTAGTTCTTCATATGCTCCAGTGATTTTTTTCATAGAGTAGTAGTTGGGAGCCATAGATCCGACATCCCCATACTCTTTAAAATAACTAATCTCTGGCTCAATATCACTAATAAACTTATTTAAAGATGCTTGCACTTCGTCTATATAGGTGTATGCCCAGTCACGAGAATCTGAAATAAATTTTAAAAAGTCTTCATTAGACTGTTCTTGCTCTGTTTTTGTTTCTTGTTTTTGTGCTTCCTGGATCATCATAAAATCTAGCATATTGGCAACTATCTGTATAGTCTTTTTTCTTTGAATGTAAAAAAGAAAACCTAATACCGTAGATGTGACTGATAAAATAACTAACAATATCGGCTGGATCATAGTTCTTTGCCACCCTCTCTAACTAGAAGAACAATTGCTCCGTTATCCTCTAGTGCCTTCTTTACACGAATCATATATTCAATAGCCTGCTTTTTTAACTCCACAGTCTCTAAAGACATAAAGTCTTTTTCTTTTGCTTTTACTGTTATAAAGTCATCATTATCTATAATCTGTAAAGAAAAATTATTAGGAGCATGAAGTGATCTAAATGCTCTTCTCATTGCGTCTGTGTACATATTACTCCATTGTTAATGATTGCCATGTCATTCCCCAGTCATTTTTACTCTTGTGGCTAGAGAATTCTTTTGATATCTCTCCATTTTCTAAGTATACCCCGCCCCAAACACCCCACTCTTTACCTGAAATTCCAACAGAAAAACATTCTTTTCTTACTGGGCAGGAAAAGCATAAAGCATCTATTGCTGGCCTTAGTATTTCATCATCTTCATATTTGTCAAAGAATAAATTTGTGTCATAATCTAAACAAACAGCGTTGTCTTTCCATTTAAATTTATTCAATTAGATCACATACTTATCAGGAATTTCCCAACCTAGATTAGAAGGAACAAACTCTTTTTTCATTTGCCATTTGTTGTTTTTATAAATGCCAAACTTTGAAAAGTATGCCTTCTCTGATGGAAATGTTTCCACTACTGTCCATCCATCCCAAGACAGTTGTCTGTTCTTGTTGACTATTGATTCCATAGTCTCTAAAGAATTAATTAACTTCATAGTGTTTCCGTTCTGTTTGTGTGCAAAGCACTGGCTTATGTATATTCTATTTAAAAATTATATACATTTGTATTGATGTTGTTTAGTTTTGAAAAATGAACAAGTTTAGACATTGGCTCTTTTGGTTTACATAAAAAAGCAAAATGATTTAACTCTGAAATATTTGTTTCAATCCACCAATGTGGGACAGGCTTATACTTAATACTTTTACCACGAGACTTTAAGCCTCTTTCTGATAAGTTAACAAACTCCATGGCCATCATATTAATGTTTTCTGGTCCTGCAGAATATAGATAAAATTCTTTATCTTCTTCTGTTAATTCAGATAAGGCAACAGCCATAGATCTAAGGAAGATCTGGTAGTCATCAAAACTACTGGTCCCCTGAACTCCTACTATCATTGCCAATCCCTTCTCTTAATTTATCCATTATGAATAACATCTTGTCTAATTGTACCTTATCCATGTGTATCGTGTCAACTTGTTCTGCTGCTTCCTTATCGATAAGTTCATCAACTAGTGGTGCTTTATAAAAAATATTGTCCTTGATCCAGTACGCATCATTATCAAAAATAATAACCTTTATGTTTGTTTTATCATAATGAAGGTTTGCCTGAGTTTTAACCTTTATTCTTCTTGCATTATTTTTTCTATTGCTATATCGGTGCTGCAACATTGACTGACTAATTATAGGCTGCCGATTATTCCTTATATTATTTCTCAGGATGTATATGTATAATAGCAAAATGATAGTTAGAGTTGTCCCAATAGCACCATAAAAATTATTCATAAATACTCCTAGACACCCAGTATATCAGTTTTTGTTAAAAAGAGCCTTCACTATTTCTTCAATGACTACTCTCTCATCTTTTGGTAAAGACTTTATGGCTAAAGCATCAAAGCCTTTTGGTCCTAACTTTACCAAAGGATCTTTCTCTGTTATATTCATGTCAAGGAAACCTTTTTCCCAAAGTTTTAAAGTTACCTCTGAAAAATATGCAGACAAGTCCTCGCTAAGCCTAGCATCAATATCTTTAAGCCTCTCTGTAGGCTTATACAATGGCTCTCCAGTCTCAGAGTCTTTACCTGCAAACTCTAGGCCACCATTTAAAACTAGGTTGTCAACAATATCAAAGTCATCACTCACTTGCCAGACTTCTTTCTGGCCTTTGCAAGTGCAGCGAAATCTTTGACCTTTGTCTCTCCCATATAGCCCCAGGCATGGCCATCATTGATCATCTTGTCATTGATTGAAACGGTATCCCCATCAAGGTATACCCAACCAAGGATGCGACCATACTTTTCTGATGAGTCCATCTTCTCTGTCTTGATCACTACAGACTTAGCACTGTCAATAGCAGCCTTTAAATAAGCCTTTGCTTCCAGTCCTAAAGCCTTTTCAGCCTTGTCTGTTGTACGAGACTCAGGTGTATCAATACCAGCCAGCCTGACTCTTGAACTAAAAGAGATGTCAAACCCTAAATCAATATCGACATCAATGGTATCTCCATCAACTACCTTTGTTACTTTCTTTACATAATATTCAAACATTATTTTCTCCCCCATTTAACTTTATTCCAACCACGCTCATGGAAGTAATAAAGGATTGTTTTTGTAACTACCTCGAAACTTGCGATTGCACCTGCTGTAACTGGCTCTTTGGTTATAAGCCAAGCAATAGCAAATGTATCTGCTGTTCCAATTATACGCCATGTAATAGCCTTTAGTGCTGATCTTTGTTTAGATACATTCATGCTGGCCACTCCATATTTTTAGGGCCTTTAGTTATTAAGTTCCAAACCTTAGATGCCCATTTCTTTGCGCTTTTGCGTAGCCGATATAGCATGAATGTCTGCCCCCAAATCTACTTGCTCAATCTTATACCCTACATCACGACCATACACAATGTTAGTAATGTTAGGCAATCTTAATACTAATGCACCATCCATAAATTCATCTTTGGCAATATATTCTTTTACCTGATCAAACTTAAGTGGATCCTTTTCACTTGTATTATAGGTATTACGGACTCCCAGAAGTACCTGCTCAGTTCTCTTGCCAGCCTCCTTGTAAAGGGCGTGGTGGCCTTCGTGCCAAGGCTGGTACCTACCTAGCATAAGTGTTGTGGGTGCAGACCAGTCATGTAGTCTGAACTGCTTAATAATTTCTGTTGCTTTTTCGTTTGCGTTCCACTCATGACTAATAAAAGCCATGTCAAAATTGCTGGGTACTTCAAACATTTTATTAGTATCTTCAAATCTGCTTTCTTCAATTGTTTCCATGTAGATTAAAATATCTGGCTTTCCAAATGCTTTACGAGTTAATTCTGTTGGGCATACAAAATCTACAATGACTGGAGCAACACCTTGTTTTGCAATTAGCCTTGCCATCTCTCCCATTCGTCGTGCTTGTTCAAGCCTGTCTTCAGGAGTAAATCCAAGATCAGAATTTACTGTTGCACGAACTTCATCTGCATTAAGATGTATAGCATTAATTCTTTCTTTTAAAGCCTTTGCAAGTTCTGTTTTACCAGAACCAGGTAGTCCAATAATCTGAATGATCATTAGTAATCCTTACCCTTTGACTTATTCTCAACAAGTTTTTCTCTTTCATCAAGGATGGTAAGAGCAAAAGACATCATTTTTTTATAACCTTCAGGATTATCCATAATCTTATTGTAGTGATGTCCACAAAACATTAAATCTCCAGAGATTCCAGTAACTTGAACTAACGCTTCAGCAGCACAAGAATCACACCTATCCAATGGAGATAGTGTCCACTGCTTTACTTCTACTGATTCATCAATCATTGTCTTCATAGTATACTGCCTATTTCTTTCTGTTATCAGTGGAATAAAATCCACTACCGTTGAAAACTGCTCCTATATTCGAGTATACACGAACCAGAGGCAGATTGCAAGTTTCACAACCATACCCTGGATCGTCTTCTTTTATACTACGAACCTTTGTGTAGTTCTTATTACAGGACTCACAAACATATTCGTAGGCTGGCACTATTTCTTTTTCTTTTCTTTTACTGTCCAGATTGGTGCCTTAAGCGAATCCCCACCCCACTCATAGCCTAATGCCTTTACGACAAACTTAATTATCTTAATACGCATTACTTTACCTTGTTTCCAAACTTAGCCCAAACTCTTTCGTGTAAGAAATATCCGAGTGCTTCCCAACCAATGTAAATAAGAGCACCAAGACTTGCATACTCCCACTCACCAGTAAATAAATAAATTACACCAGCAACACCAACAAGATGAAATGTTTCCCAACTTGCTGTTTTTAGTAGAGTTCTTTTTGTTGATTCCATTTACTTAGCCTTCTTTGCTACTGGTTTCTTAACTACTGGCTTTACTGCAGGCTTTGCTACAACTGGTGCTACCACCTTATTGAGAAGCGGAGCATTTTCTTCACCAGTATAAACTGGACGACCCCAACCGACAACTCCATTAAGCAACTTCTTCTTGTTGTTTTTTACATAACCACGAGTCTTCTCTACGCACATTCCGCCATTGCGCTGATCTCCCTTTGCAGTTCCTGAAGTGTTTCCCTCAATAACTTGGATTGTTCCATCTCCGTTGTTCTTGATACAGATTCCAACATGTGAAATACGATTTACACCATCTTCTGGAAAATCAAAATAAATCCAGTCTCCTGCTTGTGGATCATCATTACGAGCATCTGACCAACGCCCATTCTTCTTGAACCAATCTGACGCTGCTACTGTTGATGCAGACTTTGGATACTTCTTTGGATCTAATCCCGATGTAAATGCACACCAAGAAACAAATGACTGGCACCATGGCTGAAAATTCATCCCAGTCCACTTGCCATATTTTGTTTCATTATCTTTAGGGCCTTCAATTGTGCCCACTTCCTTTTTTGCAATCTCAATGATTGCTTCTAGACTACCTTTTGCTGCCATTTTATTCCTCCTTTAAGGACATATCTATTATACCAGTTTACCTACATATTGTAAAGTTGTATTCTTTTTCCCATTTAAGTATATCGTTTTCATCATTTAGGAGCGGTTGACCCTTTATGTTAAGACTAGTATTCAAGAGTATTGGAACTCCAGTTTGTAGATAAAATTTATTTATAACCCTGTACAATCCTGGATGTTGTTCTCTTGTAACTGTCTGAACTCTAGAAGTACCATCTTCATGAACCACAGAAGGTATCTTGTCTGGCTGTAAGCACTTGACTGTGTACTGCATATATGGGCTTTCAAAATCCATATCAAACCATCTATATGCGTGATCTGCTAAAACTACAGGAGCAAATGGCCTAAATAATTCTCTCTGTTTAATTCTATTTACTTTGTCTTTGATTAGTGGATCTCTTGGGTCTGCAAGAATTGATCTATTTCCTAATGCTCTTGGACCATATTCTGCTCTTCCTGATGCTACTGCTACTATACCGTCTTTTAATATCCCCTCAATAATTTTCTGAATAGGATATTTTCCACCCAGATCATAACCAAGGTATGGGTCTTTCCATTCAAGATGTTTTCCATAAAGTGCAGCAGCAGCACCCAAAGAACTGCCAGCATCTCCAGGGTTTGGCATAATCCAGATCATATCAAATATGTTCCAAAGCATAGTGTTTGCTGATGAGTTAAGTGCACAACCACCCATAAATACTAAATTCTTTTTTCCAGTAATAGAGTATGCCATGTGCATAAAATCATTTAGTCTTTGCTCATAGACAACCTGAACTGCTGCAGCAATATCAAACCTATCTTGCTCAGTGATCTTTACTCCCCAATCATTTATTCCCTGATGAAAATTATATTTTTGTTTTGTATATGAAGGAAAATACTCATCTACTTTTCTATAGTATTTTGTCCAGTCTCCGTATGCTGCCATTCCCATCATGATATATTCTTCTTGATTTGGCATTAGACCTATTAGTTTTGTGAAAGCAGAATAAAATAATCCAAAACTAACTGGATAGTTTTGCTTATACTTTAGCCTAATCTTATCTCCTTCACCAACCCATATTGTAGATGTGTTGTATTCTCCAATAGCATCAAGCACAACTATTACGGAATCACTAAAAGAACTAGTGTAGTATCCCGCTGCAGCGTGAGAATAGTGATGACTAAAATGTTTCCTTGGTATACCAGGAATATCAAACCTTGGTTTCCAGTCTCCAGATCCACCCCTTAGAGCCAGCCTAGAGGCCTTCAGAAGGGGCTTTTCATAGTAGGCAATATGATCTGGTGCCCCATACTGCAAAGCATCTTTTATTAAACTATCATTGATATACCAGTCATTTTTTTGTTTGCTATATCTTTCTGCATGCCCTGCAAAAAGAATTTCTCCATCTTTGATTAGAGATACTGATGCGTCATGAGATGTTTCGTTTACTCCAAGAATTATCATATATTATCCTTAATACAGGTATCTGTTTTTTTTATCATTTTTCTTTATTTCTCTTAGTATTAAGTATGTCTTAATTTTTTTAATTAAGGTCTGGATCAACAATTGTATACCCCCCTGAATGTTCTGTTTGTGTTGTGTGCATGTAGAGTAGGGTTGACCTATGTCCACTTTCTATTTCGGATATTCCATGACTCCATAATTCTCCGTCACTAACAAAAAATATCCCATCATATTTTTCTGGCTTATATGTAAAGTTAAGATTTGGGAAATATAATTCTCCTCCAGTAAAATTATCGTCAAGATATATTACCGTACTATATTCAATGAATTCTTCTGGTGGCTGATCGTCAGCGTGTGCGTTTGCTGAACTACCTTTTGTCCAAACTGAACCAAAAGATTTAAATGTTTTTATTTGCTTTGTTTCTTCTGGATTAAGTCTTTGGTGTGTCTCGTTAGATAGTAAAGAATATTTTTTTTGAATATCTAAAACTACCTTGTTGTATGGATAAGCAGTTCCTCCATACCTAGTCTTGTAATATTCTGGGTAAGGATTAACTTCTGATGGACTGTTAATCTCATTTATTAGTGTCTGTGCATCTTCAGCAGCAATAAAATTTTTAATTACTACAGGCAATGTTATCATCAATATACCTCATTCTGCACTACATGAAATCTTTGCTCAGAAATTTTATCTAGATTTGAAAAAAATGTATACTCTACATCGTTTGTATTATATGGGAAGTATTCTAAACTACGGAAATCATAGTCTACAAGATCCATAAGTTCTTTTACTCCAGGCATAGATTCATCTTTTGATTTAAAAGAATCTATAACTTTTGAATAGTTGTGATATAGAGAAAATGGAACAAAATCATTTTCTTCTATTCTAGGCTCTTGATCAATAACAAAATTAGTTGGAAGAGCAACTATAGAAATACCTTTGTGCGCTGCATACATGGAAACATATTCCTCAACTCCATAATATTTAAATATTGAAATATCAGGAAATAGTTCAAACAAACTAAATTTCATAAAGAAAAAATCTTTAACAAACCAGTTGTTTTTTGTTGCCATTGCAATGCTTGTTTTATTCCAGTCTGGATAAAACTTATAGTTATTTTTATTAAAAACAATGTCGTGATTGCCTGAAAGTATAATATCTGATTCGTCCTGGTATCTTAATAGTTCAGCATCCCAATCCTTTTCAAACATTTTGGCACCATCAACATACATAAAAAAATCAAAATCTTTTCTTTTTTTTAGAAGATAAAAGCATTTAAATCTAGATATTAATCTATCCCAGTAGATATGATTGTATTCTATTCCTAAAAACTTTTCTGGCCTTGATATATTTGTTTGGTCGTATACGACAACATGTATATCATTTTGACCACTTTGATTTTTTATGAGTTGCTCTACTGCTTGTGGTAGCAACTTGCTTTTGTACCCATAAAAATAAACTAATATTTTTTTCATTTTATAACAATGGAATCCAGTGCTGTTCAATTGTATGTTCTCCACCCATAAGCAAAGACTGCAGAGGTTGAATATCATACGCAACTGTTATTCTTGAACCTTCCCAGTCCCAGTCTCCCATTGCATGAGGGTGTCCCATTTCTGAAACAATCATTCTATTGTTTATGTTGTGATTTGCCACTTCTCTATTTGGATCTCCAAAGAGTCTATAGTATGTCGTTGATGGCTCAGCCTTTACACAGTAATACCCATGAAAATTAGGAGCGCCAGGTGCACCGTGATCGTGCCAGTTTAACTTTCCATTTCCTGTGGTATTAATATTAAACCAACCCTGAACATAATATTGCTGCTTTTCAAAGTCTACGCCATAATATTCACAGGCTTCTTTAACAGTTTTTGATAGTTCGGAGTATAGTTTATGAAGAGATGGATGATAAAGTTGAAATACATTATACTCTCTCCACTTTACAGTTGACAAACTTCCAGACTCTAGCCAATACCCTGGATCATTTTCCATTGTTTCAACGCCACGAAGTTTAGCGCTTTGAATTAGTTCGTATTTTTGTTCTAAAAATTTAGCCAACTGATCTAAATCGTTGTCTAAATATTTTTCAAAAAACTTATGTTCTCTGTTACTTAACATTATTCATCTCCCTTGTTGTTTGCTTGTTCTTTGTTATACTTTGCATATTCTTTTTTTCTCCATGCAAATTTTCTGTAGTGTGCCGTTATGTCAGACCTTCTGTTTTCTGATCTTAGTTGGTGTTTTTCTATAGCCTCAAAAGAATCATCAACTACTAAATTCCAAGGCTCTCTTTTAATTGGAATCATCTGAAACACTGGTGTTCCCATTGGAATGACTCCTTCAAAATCTCTTTTTATAAAAAATGGTATAAACGCAGGCAGTCCCCATATATCAGAATCAACAATGCCAGAAGGAATCCAGAACGGTAGGTCTGGTCTGTTTATTGGCATAGTCATCAATAGAGAATAGTCTTTTGGTGTTTCGTAATACCATTGCATCTTAACCCCAAAATGTATTGGGTGAACATCTTTTGGTATTGCCATATCAACATTAGGTCTTTTGTCCATCATCATAAAATTCTTTTTCCAGGACAGAGATGGCTTTCCATCTATATCAAGTTTTACTTCTAGGTCATCTTCCAGTAAATACATATACCCAAGAGACATTGCATCTTGAAATGGCAAGCATAGTTTTGTAGAAACATTTGACCCATCCCCGCCCCTATCGTTTACTGGACACAAAGACTTTAGGTCATTAGTTGTAAAATGTTTTGCCAAATCTCTATACCACTGTGGTATTTTTTTATAGGATGGCTCTGGAGACAATAGACCTGTGGTCGTATCGTGTGGAATGAAAGTTAATTCTAACTCATTGCTGTCCATAGTAATCCTTTATTTGTGATATCTCTTCGTCACTTAAGACAACAGACATATCGTACATTGCCGTGCTCTTACTAATAATAGCATACTTTTCTTTTAAGTAGTATTCCCCAGTATTCTTAATTTTAAAATCAACAAACTCTGAATAGGCATAGTCTGATAGATGTGGCAGGGGCTTTCCAATAATATTTTTTTCACCTATGTAGAATGGTGTAGGCTCATCCTCTACTCTGGCTATCTTAATGCTAACATTTTTATTTATAAACCAGGGTATATAAAACTTATAGGTTGGATCAAAACACTCTTTATTTTCTAGATTGTTTAAAGATGGATAGAACTGTCTTTGATGACACTTATCTAAAGCATACAGTGTGCCATCTTTTCTTTCTTCAACCCAAATCTCGGCGTGAGTTCTTTGCCTAAAAGTAACTATGTTATTTGTTATGTTTATAATTTCTGGCTTTGGATATAGATTAAGGACATAGTTATTTATTGGTTTAAGTATGCTTTTTATGTTTAAAATTTCTTTTGAGTTATACTTAGACCATTTGTCTGGTAGTCCAGACTCCATTAAAATTTGAGGCAATGATAAGTTTTCAGAGTTTATCCACCATTGGGATCCTGAAATGTTATTTTTTTTAGTTATCATTTTACCTTTATCTTAAATGTTTTGGTATAACAATTATACACTAAACTGCTGCCCCACCTGGCCTCGATCCAGGGACATCCGAATTAACAGTTCGGCACTCTACCAACTGAGTTATAGGGCAATGGGGTAGTTTAAAGTCATACCCAGGACTTTTAATTTACTTAGATGAATAAGGATAAGACACACCAGACAGAACAACCTTAACTAATGAGTTAATATATTCTGTAAATGCCTTACCAGTATTCTTACTAACATATGATGCTGAGGTAACTACAGTTGCTCCAGAACTTCCAGCAATATCTGTAACCGAACCGTTATACTTGGTAATTTTTACTTTTCCAAAAGCAACCATATCAAGCCCAGGACCTCTGTTAGTTGCCTTTTCAAACTGAGTTGGTGAACCCATGGCTCCTACGCCAATGACTCCAGGAACGCATGCTGGGAATCCAACAAGGTTAGAAAGTCCATCATTGCCTGTTGCTGCAAAGGATGGGATATTTTTTTCACTTAACTGTGAAACTGAACTAGCAACTGCTGTATTTGTGCAAGCGGGATGCAAAATCTTTGTACCTGTTTTTAGGTCCATAGATACTCCCGATTGACTAATAGATAGCGCATCAATACTATACTTTTCTGCATTCTTTGATACCCAATCAATTGCTGAGATAAGCGCTTCAGGAGTTCCACCTAAAGCATTTGATCCAGTAACACGATTCACATTGTTAAAGCGGACAAAAACAATCTTAAGGTTAGGATCTGTTGCAAGCGCTGCCTTTACCATAGAGTCTCCGTGATATGTAGGATCATTTATGCTCTTAGGCCATGTTGCAGATGCAGCGCCTTTGCCTTCCATAAAGTGTTGCATGTTTGGACATGATGCCTCATGATTTTGATTGAGGACAGACTTGGCAGTGAAACAAACTTCGTGAATAATTGCTGGGAAGTTATTAGAATTAATAGCCGAATCAATAATGGCAAGAACTTTTTGATCTTGTGCTTGCGCTGGACTTGTTACTGTTAGCATAAGTGTTGCTGCTAGAACTGATAGTAGTACTTTCTTCATTTTATTCCTTTTCATTTTTACGATATCATCAATCTGATGACATGACAACATGGGTCGCCACCTGCGTCCCATTCTTCAATTTCTTCTTCATCCATATATTCGTATCCGCCGTCGTGAGTATTGCAATAAGGAGGTGTAACCCAGCCTCTTTCTATACCGTTTTCAAGCCAGATACCAAACTCTTGCTCTTCAGGCGATAGGTCATCGTGTGAATGATTCATATAATAAGTATACCCTTAAAGACTAATGATGTCAACTGGACCCATGCAAGATGGGTTAAATTTTATGGCAGCATTTACTGCTTGCATAACTCTATTTCTAGCATTTTTTTGTTTATCTGTTGCATATAAAACCCCATAGGCGTACTCTGCTCCAGAACCCATAGCCAGATAAGGTAGTGTATACTTAGATAAAGACATATCTGCAGAACTATGCTCGTAAATATTTCCACGAACTGCAATGATTAGACCAAGATCTCCATCTTTTGATGTGTCAACCCAGAACTCATTATAGAATTCTTTTAGTTCTTTGATAAATCTGGTTTGCATAAACTTGTCTGTATCTTTAATGTTTGGATGTGTTGGTTTAAAGTTAAATCGGATTCTTTCTCCGTCCATTGATCCAGCATATCCAATAAGATAGGGACCTATCTTCCAAACTTTTGGAGCGTCAAGGGCTAGAATAGTTCCATCATCTGATGCGCCACGATCTCCAGCCATGTAGATTTTATCCTCATGTTTTACTACAGCAATACAAGTCATGGCAAAAGCCCTCTCCAGATAGATATAATCAAGTATACCACTACCCAGAGAGGGCTGTCAATTAGGGCCAATAATGACTAATTAGCCTTTTTGTCTACCGTCTTAAACGCATCATTGATTTCTGCCAATGTGAGTTTTCCATCGTCCAAAAAAGCCCTTGCCAGCCTTTCAATGACTGTTGCTACGCCTAATAGTCCTGCTAAGAATACTGCCTGCATTGTGTCAATTCCAACCACTGCTCCAGCACCAAGTACTGATAGACCAGATGCTGCAAAGACTGCTAGGATTCTCATTAAAATATTAGTGATTGCCTTTTGTGGGTGCTCCTTCTTGGGAGGCTCTACTACCTTTTTAGTTGCCATATTTAGTCCTCCTTTCTTAGCGGGATTGTGATTAGCCAGATGATTGTGGTTGCAAGTACTGCAATACCAACAATGTCTCTTGCTGATCCCGTCAAAGTTAGCCACGCTATGAAGAAGCCAAGGAGGGTAAAGGCTTGTGCGATTATCTCCACCCCTGCATCTTTTAGCCATGTGAAGAATCCCTTCACAACCTTTGTTATTATTTTCATATTACCTCCTCATCCCAATCATTACATTTGCAATCTGTGAAACAATGATTACTGGGATAATGACTTCTTGGGCCTTTTCTCTCTGATCGTCTGTCATATCCATACCCAACTCAGAGAAATTAGATAGGAGTTCTGTAACATCCACTTCAAATACTGCTCCAAGTGGGTCTGCCAAGAATGCTTCTGTTTGTACTTCTGTTACTGCATCTGCTAATGTAAAGGGCATTGGGGTTTCTCCTGCGTTCCCTGCTCTATCTGCGAACTCAACAAACGCTTCTGCAAGTGCTGGGTTAGATTTCATCTGCTCAGCAACCTGTGCAACTTCTGAAGGCTTAATACCAAGGTCTTCTGCAACCTCAGCCTTTGCTTCTTGAGTCAAGGCTCTCAGTGTCTGGCTAACTGCTGTGATTTGTTCAGGGGAAAGAGTGACTAACTTATTATCCTTACTTGTAAGGTTGGCAATAACATTAGATAGATCTTCTTCTGTTCCCGTTCCTTTTTCAGGAACGAGTGATGCTAATACCTTATCAGTAATTTCTACATCTGGTTCAGTCCAAGGATTATCTTCTGGCTCTGGACCTGGTCCAGGTTCTGGTGAAGGTTCTGGTGTAGGTTCTACAGTAGGTTCTACAACTGGCTCTTCAGTTGGTTCTGGATCTGGGGTAACCTCTGGGGTAGGTTCAGGTGTAGGCTCATCTGTAGGGTCTACTGTAGGCTCTGGAGATGGCTCTGGTGTAGGTTCTTCAGTTGGCTCATCTGTTGGGTCTGGGGATGGCTCTGGTGTGGGTTCTTCAGTTGGCTCTTCAGTTGGTTCTGGAGAAGGTTCTGGGGTGGGTTCTGGGGTAGGCTGATTGGCTGCAGCATTGGCTGCTGCTTGAGCAATGGCAGACTGAATTTCTCTTTGTAGTTGCTCATCATAGTAACGCCATGCGTTATCAATAGCATTATTTAAATCAGTTATTGATTGATTATATATTTGTATTTTGCTATTTTTCAATTCTAAAGCATCTTCTGTATCTGCAATGGCATCAAGATGTTCCTGTGTTTTGGTTTGCAAAACCTGATTCATTGATGACAGTGTTGTATTCTCAGAGTTGTATACGCTTAGTTTGTCATTGTATACTGCCAATTTATTGTTATAGTTTGTTTGTGCTATAGCCTGTGCTGCAACAGCATCATTGTAAGCATTGATCTGTTCCTGTGTTGGTCCTGAGCCAGAAGAAAATGTATTAAGATTACAACTAAAGTTTTGTCCCCATACTCTTGGATTTCCCGCATAGTCACAACCTGCTCCAGTCCATCCTCCAGGAATTGCCCATCCAAGATGATAAGATCCTGGCCCACCACCGTTGTACCACCAAATCTCTACACTCAATGTTTTGTCTTCGCTAACATCATATACTGGTGAATAATCGCTCCAGGTAGTTCCTTGCTCTATCCATTGATCTATTGCAAGATTTCCGTCTACATACATTCTAAATCCATCATCTGTATATCCTGCAAAATATGTTGATGTGAACCAAGACGGTACTGTTATTTGACCAGTGAACTTAACTATAAAGTTTTCGTATCTATTACCGCAAACTGGAAGTTGCATGCTACTTGAGTTCCAGGTACCAGAACAAAGCACAGATCCTGGGGTAGCAACATTACCCTGTCTAACAAGAGTATAAACAGTGTATGCCAAACCTGTTTCTCCAGCAGCCTGCATACTTGATTGAGTAGTTTGAACATTAATATTGGCTATGCTGAGTGCATCTTGAGCATCATTCTTTTCTTCAAGGGCGTTGTCTTTATGTTCAAGGGCCAAGGCTACCGTGGCTGTTTGCCCATCCACATTTGACTGGGCAAGGTTCTTTGCTTCTAAGGCTGTGGCTTCTGCTTCTACTGCATCTTCGTGGGCATCATGGGCATCATCTTTAAGTTCCTTCGCATTTGTGGCTGAGGCAAACTTATTTTCTGCTATCTCTATAAGATCTATAAAATCATCTTGATAGCCAAGGTCATCTACGCTATCGTTAAGTTCCTGTATTTCTTGGTATGCTACTGTGAGTGGATCATCAGAGTGGGCTTCCTGGGGGGCTATAAGTAGCCAGCCAAAGGCTAAAACTGTGGCTGTTACTATTCTTAGTAGTCGTTTAATTCCCTTTCCCCCTTACAGACGACATGTCTGATAGGATGATTATACCATTTTATTGCACAAAAAAATAGTGCCAGTATTTATTTAAAGAGCCTGCTCCCAATAGTAATTGTCTATACTGCTTTTTTCTAGGATATATTCTATCTCTGAGTTTTTTAATGTTTTTAGTACTTGATCTGTTTCCTTTAGGCTGTTATAGATTCCTGGCCTACTAAGTTGTTTTAGGCTAACATTAAACCTGGTATTTACAATATCCAATATTTGAATATAACTACTATAAATATTTTCTGTAGTTCCTAAAAACAAAAGAGAGTCTATTTTTTCTTTAGCATTCTTAATCGTTACGGGGATTTGTGTTTCTTTATCTGCATCCTCTCCTGTTTTGGGATCATACAGATATGGATACCTTGTATTTATTAGGTTATGTATTTGTCCATTATTGGTGTAATCTACTGACCTTTCATCATAAAGCCATTCTATAAAAAGGCTCGGCAGATCATTTTTAAATTTGCTTGATCTAAATATATCAAGAACCAGTGCTTTGCTTTTTGACTCTTTGCTTTCATAATTTAATTTGGAAAACATACTAACTACCTGATTTACTGGATTTCTTAATATAGTGATTGTGTCAATATCTGAATTAAGTATTGAAGGAGCAACTCCATAGTGACCCATAATTAATTCACTTTGAGAGATAGTGGTCTTGTTAAATTCTTTGTTTTTAGCAATAGATTCTTGCGGACTAAGAATATTTAAATCACACTTATTTAGCCCAGAATTTTGTAACATTCTAGCAATGGTAGTGCCACCAGTTCTTGGTATATGATTAAAATAAATTGATTTCATAGTAAACCCTGGTGGGCTTTCGCCCACCAGGACTCAAACTACTTGACTAAAGTAACCTTAGCCTTTGGATTTTTTGCATTCCACTTCTTAGCAAGTGAATTAAATGATGCCTTAAGTGCCTTAAGTGCTGCAGCATTGTCTGCATTTAACTTAGCAATCTGTGCATCCTTATCAAGGATAACCTTGTCAGAAGCAGCCTTTGCATCAGCAAGAGCCTTATCTGAAGCAACCTTTGCATCGGCAAGTGCCTTAGCAGAAGCAGCCTTTTCAGCAGCAATTAGAGCGACATGTTCTGCAGTTGCTCTGACTAGTGCAGCATCTGAAGCAGCCTTTGCAGCAAGTGCTGCATCCTTTGCTGCAACCTGTGCAGAAAGTTCTGATGCTAGATCACGAACCGTAATCTCTGCGAATGGTGCAAGTGTTGGAGCAGTCAAACCTGTTACAGCAGCAGCCACAGCATCTGAAGATGTTGTTGGAGCAAATGTAATAAGTGAGCGTGTACCAGTTGTTGGAAGTGTTGCCTTAAATGTAGCAACTCCAAAATCTGATAGTGTAGCGCCAGTGGTTGCTGTTGCTGTATCTAGTACTGCTGTTGCAGCAAATACTGTTGCAGTAATTGACTTGCCAGATACCTTGTTACCAAATGCATCTGTTGCAGTTACTGTAATGTCCTGCTTTGTTCCAGCAGCACCAGTTGCAGGTGCTGAAAGTGTAAGGTTATTAATCTTACCAGCAGTACCCTGAACATAGTATGTGAAAGTTGTTCCTTGATTAGTAACAGTTACTGTACCAATCGCTGTAGTCTTTGTATAGACCCAGAATGTTGCAGTTGTTCCTGTACCAGTTGCAATTGTCAAGGTTGAAGAACCTGAAGATGCTCCTACTGGTGCAGCAGATGTGTGTAGTGCAGACACGATTGTTGCGTTTGTTGCTACTACAGAAACAGTTGTTCCTGTGTCAACTGTTGCGACGAACTTAAGTGCGTCAGCAGCGTCAACTGAGTTGTCTGCAGGGACTGGCAATGAAGCAGGCGTTGAGATTGATGAAGCGGTTGTGTTAGCCGTTCCAGCAAGATCTACAGCGACTGTCATTACAGCAGCACTTGCAGGTGTTGCTACCATTGTGCCCAAAGTCATGGCTGCAACCATGGCTAGTGCGATTTTCTTAAATGAGTTCATTTAATTTATTCCTTTTCTTTTTATAGTGTTTTTAGTCTGTCCAAATAGTCTTTTATCTCTTCTATTTGGCTAGGTTTATATTGTATCACATTGCGACTTTCCAGGTCAAATTGCTCTTCTGGAGTCTTTGGTCTGTCTCTAAAGGTGTGAACCTCTACTTCAGTGTCCATATTTTTTGGAGTATGTGATATTGCTCCAAAAATTGCACCACATACGGCATCAGCCAAGTCTTTTGACTTTTTGCGTGGGTGGTCAACTCTATCATTTTTCATAATCTTTAACTGTGTTAGTTCATCAAACAATAAATCAATTGCTGGCATAGCAAGTCTTTCCTCATACACAAGCATTGCCATATCTTCATAGTGCTTTTTAGCAACAGAAACAGTATCAGTATTCATTCCAACCTGCTTTAGTTCATTTTGAATATCAAATGACTGCCAACGATCAAAGGAAACCATACCAATATCAAAACCAAGTCTTCTGAGGTTTTGGATCCACTGCTTAACTTCAGATAGATTTACAGGACCTTCGATCTTTGGTTCCCACCATGCTACTGCATCTACTACTACAATTGGTGCTACTTGTTCGTAATTATTAATTACCTGGATGCTTACCCATTTTTCTACATGTGCAATAGCAACTGCACACTTATCGTGCTTCTGGGCAAGGTCAGCGTGTACATAATACTTCTTGGTTGGATCTGGTTTAAATGATTCGTCAAACCTTCTAAAGTTATCTACAGGGTTTCTAAGTGTCATACAGGCTCTGACCTTTTCGTGCTGCTTAAAGAATGCATCAGAAGCAAATGTTGGTACGCATGTAAAGCGCATCATTGCATCTCCAAGGTCAGTCATAAAAGCAATCTTAAAGTCATCAATCTGTCTTGTTGGATTTACTTCCCATGTGGGTCTTTTTAATGCAAATACTCCTGGATATTTGTATGAAATAATATGATCTTCATCCCACGAAATTTCAAACTTATTGTTTGGGTCTGTATCTGGTAGCAATGGATTAATAATAAACTCGTGGGTTCTTTCAACTACTTCTTTTTCTGCCACAACCGCATCATACTTTTCTGAGATGTAGTCTCCTGGGTATCTTGGGAATGAAAGTAAAACAACTTTTCCAAGGTCTGGGAAACGAGAGTCTACTGATCCACGGAAAGCCTTATAGATATTCTCAGCAGTCTTTCCTTGTTCATTACCAGTTCCAACTTCAGATGCAAATCCAGAGATCTCATCAAGCACTGCAAGAAGAAGGTTTAATCCCTCATGTGATTCTCTTTCTGAGTGGCCAGAGTAGACTGTTATAGACTTGTCAAACTCAACTGAGTCTGCTTTTGCATAATACTTTCCAGCAAACCACGGTGATCTTTCAATCTTTGATTTAAAACCTTTAAAGAAAACATTCTTAGCCTGCTGTGCGTTGATAGCCACATTAATTAGGTCAATGGCATCTCCAGATGGCTTACCAAAATACTTGGCTGGGTCTTTTAAGCATAAAAGTTTATATACGATATATGCACATGCTACTGTAGATACGAAGTCTTTTCCAGATCCCTTGCCAAGTTGCAGGATGATTTCGTTCTTAGTATATTTTTCAAAGTATCTTGTGCCTTCTTCTTCTCCCATAAGGTCTACAAGATCTTCTTTACGATATATCTGACTCATTGCTTCTACAATGTCATATTGAATATCAGATAGCCCAGGCTGACCTAGGTATGCTTCTCCTTCAACAAATGTCTTTGCATCGACTGGATTTTCTTGAAAACTGTTATCCTTAAGAACTTCAAAAAAATCATTGAATGTCGTGGACAACTGTAATCACCTCATTGTCTTTTGCAAATGAAGAAAGTCTACGCATAATCTCATCACGAACCTGGGGATATTCAGATGCAATGTCTTTTAAGATAAGAACAAGTATGTCTTGACGCTTTTCAATTTCCATCATCTCTTCAGCAAGTTCTTTATTTTCAAGAAGACCAGCCTTTTGAAGCATATCAATACGCTTTGATTCAATGTCCATAACAAGTTTGATGGCAGCAGTCTTTGCACTAAGGTTATTAGTCATAGATGCTTCATCAATAACTTCGTATGTGCGAGATACCAACTTGCTGTAGTGTGTATCTGCTGCTGCAAGTGCTTCTTTAGCACGAGCACGGATAGCATCATTAGCAGATGCCATAACTTTCCACTCATTGATAAGGGTTACAACTCTTTGCCTTGGGATGGAAAGTTGTTTTGAAATTACTGTGGGGTCATTACCCTTTAGGTATTCTTCTACAACTTGATTTACTTGGTCTAAATGTTTAACCAGATCATCTTCAGTTGACATGCTTGCCTTCTAATCTGTTTATCTCATCTTTAATATAGAAAATTGCCTTCTCTAAATCCTGTATAGTCTTTGCTTCATCCTTAAGTCCTGCTCTCCAAAGATACTTGAATGCATTTCCAATATTAAAGTTACGATGACGAGTTATCTGAATACACTCAATGCCAGATGGATCTGATGTGTAGTGTAATGGATTGTTTACTTGGTCAACGGTTATGTTTAGATTATCACTCATAAGATTCCTCCTCGTCAGACTCCCAATCAAATGTTTCTGGAATACCCTTTAGCACAGCAAACGCAAAAGCAAAACCAACGCTACCTGCAACAGCAAGTGCTACCAATGCTTTTTCAACTTTATTCATCGTTTTGATTTCCTTAATCCAAACTTAGCAAGGTAAACATAGATCGTCTCTAGTGAGCATCCACATTCCTTTGCAATATCTTCTGGTGTTTTTTTATCCATAAGGTATCTCTTACGCATAAAGGTTTCACTTGTATATAGTTTAGCAGCCATGATACTAGTTGTCAACTCCAATTGCTTTTCCCCAATTCTTTAGTGCCCAGTGACCGATACCACAAGCGTCTGCGACATCGTTATCTGTAATTGTCCTATCATAAATTGTATTAATAAACTTTATAGTTCTTTCTTTTCTAAGCATACGCTCATGCGCCTTATAGTAGGACTCAGACTTTCCAGGTATTTGTGAACGAATAAACAACTGTTCATCCTTAGATATTTTTTTATTACCTATAAAATTTTGCCAAGTAATAGGAGAAACTTTTCCTATAACCTTTGTCCCAGTCTGTCCTGCTGATCCAAGTATTGCTCCCTGAACCAAAGCAAGATCTGCTGCAGTTTTTGGGCTATTCATAAAAACAGTATGCTCAATTACAATTGCTTCAAACCCACCGTAAATATCAAAGAATGCTTTTACTTTTTTACCAGCATCCATAACCTTTTCGTATACATTATTTCCTTCAAAATATATTTTTCCTACAGACTCAAGATCATCGCCAGAGAATAATGCAAAGGCAAGACTGTTTGTACTAGCGTCAATGGCGCAAATCTTGTGCGGTTTTATCTCTAGGCCCCATCTATTTTTTACCATTACCCCTACCCTTTATCTCTTTAATTGCTTTACTAACTGCGTCTGGATTTACTGCACAAGAAGAACATATTGGATCGTCGTTGTATATAGAAAGAGGTAAAGAGCAAGACTTGCAAAGCCTTGTCTTTCCTTTTCTTTTTTGCCTTTTTGATTGCAGATATCTTGCTGCAATCTTTTCTTTTGTTGCAATATCTCTACAGTTTTGCGAGCAATATATTTGATATGATACTGCAGGCATAAAACTATTATCGCAACATTTACAATTGTTCACCGAGAATCTCCAAGGGCGCTATTTTTATTACGCCTGGACCTGCAGACTCACATGCTTTTTTAATTGGGCATGACTTGCATATCTTGGAATTTGATCTATAGTTTTTGTTTGGCAGGGTTCTGTCTTCCCATGTCTTTCTAACTAGTCTCATCCAATCAAATGCCTGGTCTACCCACCGACGGTAATGATCGTTTACATCTACAGGTATCAAAAGAAGTTCATGATTATTTTTATTTTCATAAATCATGACACCTGTTGGTTTCTTTAAGATCTTCATATAAATAAGTAATTGCATCAAGTGACCAGTCTTGGCCTTGCCTGATGCCTTTCTATATTCGAACCCTTCGTTCATCATTGTTTTAATTTCACCAATAAGTTCTTGGCCTTGCCAATCAAACATAACATCTCCATAACCAAAGATAGGTGGATCGTCATGTCTAATCTTAAATTCTGTTGTAGCCTCATTATCGTCATCACGATAAACCTTAACTATACCAGCGTTCATCATTGCATTCTGAATTCTTGCATGCGACAAAGTTCCAGCAGTCATATTTGCTGCGCTGTAGGCATCTGCATTATCCTCAAACATTTGACCATCAAAAGCAAGGTACCAGTATCTGGCACATTCTCCGTGCCCATAGGCAATAGTAGATGGAGCAAAAGTTTTCTTGGTTGTATGCTTATCTACACGAGTAATCGTGTATCCTTCTTTAATCTTTGCCTCAAGTCCTGCTATATCCATTGAGTGGATTGGCTTTTCTTCTGGCTTTATCATTACTGTATGCAACAAATTCTTCGTCATCGTTTCTCGTTTCTATTAGTTATAAGTATAGCAGACTATCTTGTTATGTATTTTAGTGCAGATACCAAACTATTTAAAGACTCTGCTGCCGTATAATAAAGATTCTTCTTTCCTCGATCTGACTTGTCAACATTTGCCATCCAGGTTGCCTTAAAAGCCATCTTTGCTGCGATTGCTTGAAGCCTTACGATTTCAATATGTGCCACATTCAAGGGAATGTCTGGCTTAATAATAATCTTGGCAATAAAAGTAAGCGCTGTAGTAAGTTCTTCATCTTGCATATAGTCCGCAATTTCTGCAAGACCATTTACCATATTAATTGTCGTGTTTTCGTTTTGCATTTTTATCCGATCTAGTAGTTGCTTTAGTTATTTATTTTGATTCTATTAGAGATTCTTCTTTTTTGTTAAAATCTTCTTTATATTTTGCAAATACTGGATCTTGATTCCATTTTTGAAGTCTTTTCTTTCTTTCTTCTGGTGCCCTAGCAGGAAGGTTTAACTCATGAAAATCTTTAAATGTTGAAAAATGCATAGTCAAAACTTCTGTGTTATCTCCTTCTTTAAATAATACTGGCTCTCTCCAATGGGCTTGTCCTGCACCCCAGAAAATAAGAAGATCTCCATATTGAAGATTAAAACTTTCATTCTCAATTACTATTGGCCAATCAATATTAGCGCCAAGTTGGTAGTCCATTGTAAGTTTAGTAAAGTAATTATCTGAATCATAGTGAACTGGCAACTTTGGATTTGCATCGGAATTGTGTTCTTTGTTATAACTTAAATAACTATTGTGGTACATAAAGACTTCTTCTCCAACCATATCTGAAGCAAACTTTTCAAGTTTTCTGCGTATATGTTCTGGGTACATTACTTCAATTTGCATTCTTGCCATGTCAGGAAGAACTAGAGGAGCATAAAATGCATCCAAATCCTTAGCCTTTTTTTGGTAGTTAATTATTGCAAGGAGAACTTCTACCTCTTCTTCAGTAAAGAAATCTCGTACGATATGTGGAACTATCTTATTTTTTGGCTCATATCCTGTATTCATAATACTATTATACACCATCCTCTAAAAGTTGTTCTAAAATACTCATCTCAATTATAGCAAGTCTGACCTTAGAATTAGCCTCTCCCATCACAACAACGATTGCTGGATCTTTGCCATTTTTCATAGCATCAGTTGTAGCCTTAGCCCAGACTTCTTTATTTAGCGTAAATGATTTGCCTACCTCTTTAAAATCTACAACAAAATTTTTCCAGGAAGCATCACCTTTTTGGGTATTACGACCAGAGTTCTTGTGCTGTTTGGCACCTATTCTTTTGGACTCACTCTTCTCCGTCAAAGTCGCTCTTCTTTCTTTTACCAAGGCTAACCTTGCTTAGATGTTTATCCTTACACATCCAAGTCATTTCTTTTGTTTCGGCATAAAGCCTGAGAGTCTTTACCTCTGCTTTACATGTATGGCACAAAAAGGTACCCTGATAAACCGTGAAACTAGGCATTGAGTTTTGACTTAATTGATTCTTGCAAGTCAAGATCCTCTCTTACACGATTAACGAATGCTTCCTTGCCCTGAACCTTTGTACCATCAGGAAGTATATACCAAGCACCTGTGCGCTCTACAATACCATTTAGTTCTGCGGTAGTAACCAAATCACCAATGGTATCAAGACCAATATCGTCACCTCTAAAATAAAAATCATACTCACCAGACTGGAACCCTGGAGAGGTTTTGGAGAACTGGAGTT